CTAGGGATTAAGCCGTGTATTCTTCTTTCAACCATTACGACAGGACAAGATCAAGTAAAGCTGTTGAGGTGCAAGACCCTAGCAACGCGTATGTAAATATGGAGCCAAACTGGATATTGATAGAAGATTTAATTAGCGGAACATATGGAATAAGAAAAAGACATCGAAAGTATTTACCACAAATGCCGCGCGAACAGGACGAAAGCTACGATAACCGTTTGGCGACAAGCGTTCTCGCGCCTTTGTATGTCAGAATTGAAAGATTGCTTGCGGGTATGCTTACGCGCAAACCTGTTCGATTAAATGAGGTATCAGAAAGGGTTACAGAAGATTTGTTTGATGTTGATTTACAAGGAAACGATCTCACGAGTTGGACATATGAGACAGCAAAAATAATGTTGCGTTATGGTCATGTAGGCGTTCTTGTTGATGCGCCGACAGGCGGAACTGGTCGACCTTATTGGATTACATACAGCCCGCGTGAGATTCTAGGATGGAGAACAGAACTTGTTGACGGGCAACAAAAACTCACACAATTAAGACTTTTGGAACGGGTCACAGAAGAAGACGGCGATTATGGACAAAAAGAAGTTGAACAGGTTCGATTACTAACGCCGGGAGCCTTTGAGGTACACAGAAAAGGCAGGCAAGGGAAATTTGTCAAAGTTGATGAAGGAACGACATCTTTGGATTACATACCATTTGCGATTGCATATTCAAACAAGGTTTCGTTTTTAGAATCACGTCCACCGATGCAAGATATTGCAGAATTAAATTTGTTGCATTATCAAAAGAGTTCAGACTTTGATAATCAACTAAGGATTTCTTCTGTTCCTTTACTTTGTCTTTTTGGATTTCCGCAGGCGTCAGAAGAAGTAAGCGCGGGGCCGGGCGAAGCGATTGCGTTTCCAGAAGGTGCAAGGGCGGAGTTTGTAGAGATCAAAGGGCAATCGTTTCAGTATCAACGCGATAGGATAAAAAACTTAGAAGATCAGATTAATACTTTGGCACTTGCCGCAATCCTCGGCCAAAAACTTGTCGCAGAAACAGCCGCATCCCAAGAGATACAAAGAAGCCAAGGCGATTCGACATTGATGATTGTTGCGCAACAGTTACAGGACATGATCGACAATTGCTTAGTATTTCATGCTAATTATTTGAACATTGCAGAAATTGGAAATGCTTTTGTCAATCGTGATTTCTTGGGTCAAAGATTAGCACCGCAAGAGATTCAGGCGATGCAAGGATTATGGTCTTCTGGCGCTATATCTCAGGAAACATTATTGAAGCAATTAGCAGAAGGCGAAATCCTCGGCGATGATTTTGATGTTGAAGAAGAAATCGAATCAACACAAAAAGGAGACATGATCGAAACAGATGAACCAACACCCGAAGCCGAAGAAGATGAACCAGTTGAAGACCCAGACGATGAGGATTAATGACACAAACGCCGATTCGGGTTCCATCTGATGTTTCCAAACTTGGGGCATCTATTCCCTACGCTGATTTAATACCAGAAGAATATTTTCGCAATAGTTTAGATTTAAATAGATTTTCAAATAAGATTTCGCGTGAGATTGTCCAATCTTACAATCGAATAATAGTAAAGGCAGTTGATAAATTAGAAGCAATAGAACGGCTTCCAGTAGGCAACAGGCCAAGATATACCGCCGCGCGTTTGCGTTCTTTGTTAGTTCAGACAAAAGAAAGTTTAAAAAAATGGGATGTCAAATCGACAAAAGATATGCAACTTGTATCAGAAGCTGTTGCAAAATTACAAACAGAATTTGCAACGGATCAGATGGAAAAGGCATTGCCCGCAGGCATCAGGTCATCAATTAGAACTGTCGAAGTTACACCCGCATTTGCAAAAGCTGTTGTAAATACAAGCGCGTCACAATTAAACGTCCAGATATTAAGCGATTCATTGAATACTATTGCAGGCGGGGCAGGGGTTAAATTTTCATTAACAGCAAAAGAAGGGGAATTGATTGAATTGCCAAATGGCGAATCAATAAGAAAATCTTTTCGCGGTATTACAAACAAAAGCGCGGATAAATTAGGACGCGAGATTCGTGACGGATTATTGGCAGGCGATACAACCCAACAGATAAGAACCAGATTGATCGGGCAGTTAAGGTTTAATTCAAAAGGTAATGTTAGGCAGATAGCGATGGCAGGCGGAAACGCAACAAGAGCCGCAAATCATCAAATAATGACTATTGTTAGAACTTCTTTAAATCAAGTAAGTAATGTCGCTGCGCAACAGGTTTATAAGGCAAACCCAGATGCAACAAAAAAATATAGATATTTAGCAACTTTAGATAGCAGAACCAGTTCGCGTTGTCGTTTATTAGATCAACAGGTTTTTGAATATGGAAAAGGGCCGGAACCGCCACAGCATTTTAATTGTCGTTCAAGAACAGTTGCCGAAATAGATTATGACAATCTAAGCCGTGTTTTTGGTCGTAAGATCGAAGCGCCCAGACGCAGGGGTTTTAGGCCATCAGAAAGCGGTCTAGTACCCGCAGGGCAATCTTACGGAACTTGGCTTGCGCAACAATCGCCCGCTGTTAAGGCAAAAGCACTTGGCGCAAATAAAGTTCGATTTTTTGATAAATTGTCGAAAAAATATGGCGGCGATCAGGCGATAAGAAAATTTGCTTCGGTTGATGGGTCAGAAAAAACTTTGGCGCAGTTGCAGGCCGCTTATGGAAAAAATGCAGATAAAATTAAAATTGTTCCTGATGTTGTAAGAGAAAGAAAGAGCGCCCCTTATACTTGGCAAAGATATTCAAACGGGTCACTTGCCAAGGACGCAGAACCATCGAATTTTACAAAGTGGACGCCTGAACGTCAAAAATTACACGATCAAATTGTTGAAGAGATCATCGCAGAAAACAATCCACGCGCACAGAAGAACCCAATTTTCTATATGACAGGCGGTGGGTCGGCTTCTGGTAAATCAATCATGTTGAAAAAATCGCCATTGAAGAAAGGAACTGTTGTTATTGACTCAGATGAAATAAAAAAACGTTTACCAGAATTTAAGGCAATGCAGGCAAAGGGCGGAAAAATATCAGAGGCCGCCGCAGGCTATGTTCACGAAGAATCAAGTTGGATTAGTAAACGATTAATGCGAGAGTGCGCACAGCGCCGTTACCATACGATGCTTGATGGTACTGGCGATGGAAGCCTGAAAAGTTTATCAGGCAAAATTAAAATGATGACAGATCGCGGCATGACAGTTCGCGCCAAATATGCGACAGCCGAAATTGCAACAGCACTTGAAAGAAATTATCAAAGGTTCCTGAAGACAAAACGATTAGTTCCGCCGAAGTATGTTCGCAATGTTCATAGGGATGTATCAAGGGTTGTTCCTGAAGCGATCAGGGCGGGCGTCTTTGATGACTTTGAACTTTACGACATGAACAAAACAGGCGAAGCGGTTCTTGTTGCTACCTTCACAAAGAAAGATGGATTAAAGATAGTTAATAATAATCTTTATGGAAATTTCTTGGCAAAGGCAGATCAACCGAACAGCCTGTTTACTAAATGGACAGAAAAGAAAAAGCGATAAAGTAAACGCCCCCGAAGGGGGCGATTGTTTAGTAGTACAACATCCAGTTATCTTTGATCGGATAACTTTCGTGACCTTCGCCGATTTTATTCAGCTTCTTGATAAGGCTCTTAAATGCTCGTTTGTAATTACCAAATTCTTTTTTAGTAATTTCCTCGAACTCGGCCATATCAGCCAAACCTTGCATGATCGTGTTTCCATCAACCATATCGTGAAGAATTTCAAGATCATAATTGTCTAAATCTTCTTTGATTGATTGGCGTCTTTCAATATCAAAGTTAAGGTCTTGAGCCTTACCGAAGATTAAATCGAAATTCCAATCGTAAGTCTGATTTAAAGCGTCAGCTATACAATCAGGTGGACGATCAGCAAGCAATTCAGCTTGCAACTTTGTAAACTTAATCAAAGTTACCTCCTTTTGGTTTAATTGGTTTTTAATTTTCAAGTTTCTGAGGTTTGACCCTCAATCCTATTATAATATAATTAATTAGATTTGTCAAGTATCAATAAAATTTGACAAGTCAAAACAATTATGATATAATTAAAATGGAACCAAACCAACTAAACAAAATGGCACACAAAAAAAGATTCAGGAAGTTTGAAAAAAATTTCTCAAAACAAACTACCGAAGAAATAAATGACATTATCAGGGATGAAGTCATGGCGACAATTTGGGATAACAAAAAGTATTGTTCAATGGAATGGACAATTACTGTGAATATGCAAACTTGGGAAGATTTAGAAAATCATAAGAAAGGAGGTTGACAAGTTTATTTAATTCTATTATAATTAATTTGTACGAAACAAATCAAACCAATGACAAACGAACAAAGATACAAAGCTTTTCTAAGATGGGAAGTAATGTTCAGACCTTACACAGTTCCCGCCGATCACAAAGACTTTCAGGTCGGCGATCAGGCGCACATCACTCTTTGGACAGACACAAGACCTTACACAGTTATCGAAAGAAAGGGCAAGCGCATCAAATTACAAGAAGCAAAAGCAACTCTTGACCCTACTTGGAAACCAGAAATGATTGCAGGCGGATTTGCAGGCCATTGCACAAACAACAGGGAGCAAAGATGGATTATCACAGAAAATCCTGAAGGCACAATCACGGAAGGTTATCTAGGAAGCGATAACGAATGGTATGAAAAGGGAACCAACAGGCGCAACACAATCGAGAAAGGTTACGTCAAGTTCCACGATTATAATTACTAGGGGGTTGACACCCTCTGTTAATTATATTATAATTAAATTGTTCAAAACCAATCAAACAAATGACACAAACAATCAATCAAACAGAACAAGTTCAAAAGTACGCAGAACAGCTTTGCGAAACTCTTACAGAAGCAAGGGCAGCTTGGATGAAAAGCATCCGTTTTGACAAAGAAGACGGAAACTACAATGATCGTTATTTAGATGAAGACGGCAACTACAAGCCAGAAGATCATCCTGATTATTTTACTTTCATAATCGGCAAAAGATACTTGAAAGTTGTTGTTATGGAATACAAAGACGATGCTCAATATGGCAGAATCAACGCCGCCCCTGCGGGTTATGTTGCCGCTAGTGTTCACGCTTTCATCGACAAAAAGACAGGCGATGTTTTCAAGGCCGCCGCTTGGAGCAGCCCCGCGAAAGGCGTAAGATACAACATCCTTACACAGACAGAAACATTATTGAAACGCGCAGGCAATGATGGAGGATTTGGAGGTTATCTTTATTACTAAGCGAACAGCCCCGAAAGGGGCTTTTTGCTAGGTACAAACATAAGCAAGCAAAATTACAGGCACCTCTCAGGCGAT